TTTGTTTGCAAAATATTTTTATTTTGTAAATTAATGCTTCGTCCCATGTTTTTATCTGCTATTGCTTCAATTATTAAACAAGGAGAAAAGCCATTCAAAAACATACTATTACTTTTCCACTCATAAATATATTGATTGCCATGTACTTGCTTAAGAAAAAGAACAGGTTTTTTTTCACAAAATAAACTCAAATAAGCATCTATTTTTGCAAAATTCTCTTGAATATGCTTTCTACCGGTATACAATGACGCAATATTCTTATAGTCTTGTGCTAGCTTCATCCTTATTATTTAGTAATATAAATATTATATAAAATGAGTTTAAAACTTTGTTTTACTCGCAGGTTCAATAGGTTACTAAATGAACTTAAAATTGATCCTCATTTTTTAAAAAAAGAGATATTAAATCTTTTTAAATCAATAAAGAAAAAATTACATTCCAAAAGATTATTTTTTGATACACATGCTAATTTGGAAAGTTCGTGTTATGTGCATTGTTTAATACGCATTCGAAAGTATTCAATTGATAATTGTCACTTCAATAAAAAGCGACATAATTTTTTACGAGATCTTTTGCACGAATTAAGACATTTCCAACAAGACAGAATTTACCAAATGGATATGAATGAGTATAGCTTAAAACACATGAATGGAGTAACAAAAGAATACTACAATAGCCGGATTGAAGTGGATGCGAGAAAATACGAAAAACGTTACGTTAAAATTTATAAACGTCTTAGAAAACTTTATGGTTAATAAGGTAAAGAACTCCGGGTATGCAAAGAAATAACCATCCCAAATTAAAAAGAAATCCCGCAATAAACAAACTTAACCAAAAACTAATGCATATGTGACAGCCGTTTAGTTTTGCCAGCAACGGATATTTTAATGAAAGATAATCCTGTAAAGGAATCTTTGTAAAAATTTGAAAATGTTCTTGAATGGGACTTTTAAACCATATAACCAAAAGGGTTTCAACAATTAGACCCGCAAGAAAAATGGATTCAAGCAGCATTTTCCAAAACAAGATTTTTTTTAAGTAACTGAATTGTGCTTGTTCTTAAATTATTATGATTACAAGGATAGCATCCTCCTTGCTTTTTTAAATTGTTGTTTGCCACGATATAATTATTTCTTAGTGATTGACAATTTTGAACTTCACTGGGACAAGGCTGTTCCATTAAAAAAAATTGATTTATAATGTTATATTCTTTTACAATGTCCATAATTTATTTTATATAATATCTTTATTTTTCAATTAAAATAAGGAATTTTAACTGCACTGCCATTTAATGTGACTGTGAAATATCCAACTGGAACATAAGAGCGATTTTCAGTACCACTAACCGCTGTAGAACTTGTTGTAAAATTTGATAGTGTCGTTCCATTTAGAATAGCTGGTATAGATGTTGTAATTGTTCCGCTAACTGCAGTTAGACCAACACTATAAGTACTATCTATAAAATTTTTAAAATCTGATTCAGAAGGAAAATCACCTGCTGCAAAAGAATCATACAATGTTTGTTTGGTTACTTCAGACATACTATTATTTATGCTGGGGTTGGTGTTTCTCCACCTGCAGCTTCAGGTGTTTCTGGGGCTTCAGGCGTTTCTGGAGTCTCCTGATCTGTTTCTGGAAGCTCCGCTGGTGGTGTGGCTCCTCCTGGAGCAGGACCAAATTCAGGTGGTGTTTCACTTCCTCCTGTTGATTTTGGCTTCTTTTCATTATTTTCAAACTGATCACGCCAACCAGGACCCGCGCCTGAGATTTGATCAAGCTCCCATTTAAGTTCAGCATCTTTACGAAGGAATTCTCGATTGGCAAGAACCATGCGATCTGTCCATCCCAGAATCTTCTTTTGCATGTAAATTTTACTAATGCTTTCATTATTAGTAATACTATTAAATCCTTCTGTTCTCATTTGCATTTTTTGCAATTCACGCATTTCATAAAAATTAGTAGGAACATTAAAAGATAAATCAATATGATTTTCTTTTAAACCATATTCATTCCACATTTTTTTTAATTTGAGATTTGTTATAAACCCATTTTTAAGACCTTCTGCAAAACGTAATTGTTGACGAATAATGAATTTAGAAAATTTAAGTTCTTCCCGAAGAATTTCGGTTCCATCCTTGTATGTGTCTTCTGGATTTAAACGAGAAGAAGGAACTTTTAGACTACGATATAACTTCTTCATGAAGTACATCAAATCATTCAGTTCACCAAGATTCTGTCCTCCTTGAAGTTGTGTAACATTTGTTCCTTCCTGACCAGTTCGCTTGGCAAACCAAAAACTGTCTAACATGCTTTGAGGATTAAATTTTTGTACAGTTGCATCTTGACCAGAATCAAATGTCTTTCGACTCCAATACTGTTGCATGAGACGACGCATATATCCCTCTGCTTTGGCGGGACTCATGTTTCCAACGTCTACATTGAAAACAAGCTTTTCTGGAGCACGAACCAAACGATAAATTACAATGCTGTCTTCAATTAATGAAAGTTGACGATATGCTCGACGTGCATTTTCAAGGAAAGGAAGACGAACTGTTTTGTTTTCATTCCATATTCCACTACTAATATATGTTACTTGATTTTTATCTAAAGGAACAATTTGATAATCCACAACTTTGGTTGGATTTGTTTTATCGAATATAGGTTTTCTGAGAACAAATCCTTTGACTAGAAGATTCTGTACATTACCAAAAACCGGATCAATCAAATCTGGGGGAATGCTAACAACGCCAAGAATACCTTCCTGGGGATAATCTCTATGAATGATATGCTCAAAATAAAGTTCTGCGTCTGTGAGCAAATGACGAAAATATTCCCACCCTCTATTTTCTAATTCAAAAAGATTAATATACCGACTAAATTCTTTTTCAATTTGCTCTCTTTGAATATCGGTTAATTGCGAATCATGAAACCGAAGTTTTACGATTCTTCCTTCTTCATCAACATTTACAACCTCATCACAAATTTCATCTAACGCATCTGCCACTTCTGAAAAAGCTGCCATGGTTCTGTAATCTCGAATTCTTGATGATTTATCTGATTGTATATTTGCATACAAATAATTTGATAAACTATTATCACTTGCAATTGCTCCAATACTGGTTTCATTTATGCCTGTGCTACTGCTTATACTATGTTTGGCAATTGCTTCTGTGCGACGACTTCCTGTGTTTTGAAAAAGATTGAACTTAGGATTCAGTTGTGATAGAACATCAACAACAGTATAATTATTATATGGAAGACGTTCACTTATAAACTTTTGCAAGCCGCGACCAAAAGTTGTGGATCCTCGATCATTTGTGGATGAATAATCCGCTTGAGCCATATTATTTATTTATAAAATAGGGTAAATTTTCAACGTTAAATATTATTTTACAAATATTTATACCATTTGAACATATGTGAATCTATTACTTTGACTGGCTAAGGCATAGCCAGCATCATTTGCAAAAACAAAATCAATTTTACATGTTCCCAAATAAACACTAGGCATTCTGAATCTTATAATGTTATTATTTAAAACTTGATAACTGTTTATGGGATATCCTTTAAAAGCCGGGAATTTTGCACTAATACTTTTTGTATTTGAATAAAAATTAAAACTGGAAAGTATTGAATTTGTAACATTTGCTGATAGATACAGACCATTTTCTGTTTTATAATTAAACATATCTCCTTGAAATGTAAAAATTGCTGCACTGGAACCTTGAGTTATTGTGATTGTAGGTTCCTGATCTATTTGAGGATAAAATCTTTTTATCATATTTTATTCAACAAGTATGCTTACAGGTCCAATGAATTTCGGATTCGCACTTAGATTAATTACATCAGTGTTATAGAATGCACTTAGAGGTGAATTCAATGTAATTGCTTCTGATTTAAGTGCATAATAATTATCGTATTCAAGTAATGCTTTAGATGAAGAGGCCGTGAGTTGTGTATTAATATAAAATATATTTCTAATTGGGTCTGTTTCTTGTGGAAATATCCAACCTTTGATAGTGAAGTTTGTGTCGGCTACAATTAATGCTTTTGCTGTTGGATCCTGATCCACGGGATATTGAAGATTAACATTACCACTCCAAAGCACTTCACTTCTTATTTCTTGAGTTATCGCTAATCCGTAAGATGATGGAATTTGCCAAGAAAGAATAATATAAGGATTATTAAAAGGAATAAAATTGCTTAGAATTTGATCCATATCGCTTTGATATCTTGTAAGAATTGACATGTTAATTCCAATATCAATAGGAACTGGTGTTCTAAAGAAACTTGTATTTTGTGTTCTTTTAGCGTCTGCACTGCCTTCTGGAACATAAAAACCAGCAATTTTATTGAAAACTCTATTTTCATCTCGATTAAGACCTGTGATTGTAACTGATACCACAGGAAGTGTGAGGTTTTGTCCGGGAGTTATAATATCAAACAATACTCTTTGTTTGGGGGCATAAAGATAGCGAACCTTAATTTCTTTTTCAGCACTCCTGTTTTTATTAAATCTTTTGATAACTGTGCCATCAAAAGCATCTATAAAAGATGCTATAAGGTCTTTTACCTCAAAGTGATACGATTGTTGCAGCATAAGTGTACCTTAAAGTATTTACTTTAAGATAAAGCACTTAGAACCATATTTGTATTATAATATTTTTTCTTTCTTGGAATAGGTAATGTTTTAACAATTGAGGAAATGCTATGCATTCCTTTTGAAAGATGCTTTAAATGAAAATCGAATTCTAAATGATTCCGTTTTACACGAAATTCAAAAGGGTAAGGTATTTCAAATATCTTACGTTCTTTTCTATCACAACTTATGGTGAAGTTTAAATAAAAATCTTTTACTGAAAAAAGAAGCAATCTTCCTTCCCGATATTGTTTGTTTTCACAAATGAAAACAACTTTTTTCTGGAGATAATCTAAAATTGTTTTTTCAATATCTTCTGGAAGTTTCATGAGTCCATGTACCTCATTTTTTCTCCTATTGAAAGAACTGCCAATTTCTTATCAAAGAAATCCCAAAATTTATCAGATGGAATTATTTGAATCATATCACAATCATCCATACTAATGTTTCGATAATCCTGCATAATGATATCCCAAACATTTAAAATATTTTTTGCTGTTCTGTTAAAATAAGGAACAGGCTTGCTTACGCTTACTGGTCTAAAATTAAGTGTGATTCTTCCAGCAGCACTATTCAGAAATCTTTTATCATTGCTGCAAATCATTCTTCGTTCTGCTGGATGACCGGCTTTTGGACGTCTGCGGGCAAAACGTATTTCAGCGACGTTTGTTTCTAGAATTGTTTTTAGAGCTTGTAGTGTTATTTTCATTTTTTCTGGGTTGACATACACCAAAAATTCTTTGTTCGTTTATGAAAATACCATGTTTAACTAATCCGTGATCTATTACATCAATTTTATTGATTTGTACACCCATATTATTTGGGAACATGATAATATCATTCTTTTTAACAAGCTTACAATTTGGACCAAGCAGAATCACTTTTGCTAAACGCCAAGCATTTGTCATGACGTTTGTTTTTACAATAATTCCATTTCTTACAATTTCATCTTTTTCACCTGCCAGATCT